ATACTAGGGAGTATGAAAATACCGCTACATCATCTGATACTTATCCAGATGCAGCTGGCACATATTCAGGTGGTATAAGAACATATACAAAACCAGGAACAAGCGATACTGTAACTGTATATGCTCGTACAAGAATTAGAGGTGAAATAAACCAATATATTAGGTCTGAAGAATTTAATCTTAGTTGGACAACTTCTAATACGACAGTTAATGCAAATTCTACAGCAGATCCTAATGGTGATATTACAGCTGATGCTTTGCTTGAAAATGCTGGAAGTGGAAAAAAAGAAATATATCAAATAACTACTTTTGTAAGTGGAACACAATATACAATGTCTGTTTTTGCAAAAACAAATGGAAGACATCTACAGCTTCAACCAGCTGGAAGTATAGCAGGCGCAACTAATTTTGCAAATTTTAATCTTACAACAGGCACATTAGGAACTGTTGGAGCAGCTGCTGATAATGCAACAATTAAAGATTATGGAAATGGTTGGTTTAGGTGTTCTATAACAATGACATCAACAGTTACTGGTCCCACAGGAATCGGTATACTTTTAATAAAAAACGATACAGACGCAAGAGGATACACCTATTCTGGAGATGGAACTTCAGGTATTTTTATATGGGGAGCAATGTTAAGTGAAGGAGCAATTGTAAAAAGATATATTAAAACAACTAACTCAGCTTCAACAACAATAGAAAGAGGTGAGTTATCAAAAACTTACTATGACGCACAATAGGAGATAATTATGACAATATCAACTACAAAGTTGGTTGATAATGATTTTCATATCATTGTTAACTCAAATGGTATCGGAAGTGAAAAAGAACAAACTTTGGTTGACGTTGTAAATTCAAACAACGCTTCTAGTGAACCCAAAGTATCTATAGCGAATATCGTTTATGAGATACAAGGAACTGGAAACGTAACTGTGTTTTTTAAAAATGACACAGAAAAACAAGTAGTGTTATCAGGTCGTGGTAATTACGGATTGAAACCTACTGAAGGAAAATTAAAAGATACGATAGGAGATGTACTTCTATCTAGTGATTCGAATGTTACAAAGTATAATGTAGTAATCGAAACACATAAAGAAACAGGATATAACTAATGGCAGATACAGTAACAACACAAACTATTTCAGATACATCTGGTGTTAAATTTGTAACTAAATTAACAAATATATCAGACGGAACCGGTGAAACTTTAGTTAGAAAAGTTGACGCTTCAGAAACAACTTTTATGACACAAGATGGTAATAGAAAAATTAGTAAAATCTGGTATTCAATTAATACTAATAGTAATAAATCAGGTGTAGAGATTGTATGGGATGGTGTTACAAATGCCACTGCTTTATTCTTATCTGGTAACGGTTATTGGGATTTAAGAACTGCTGGAAACGAAATTATAAACAATTCTACCACACCTACAGGTGATGTTTTACTATCTACAAAAAATTTTGTAAGTGGTGATAATTACTCATTAGTTATAGAGTTTAGGTAAAAAAGTTTATAAATATTACAAAGAGAGAGAATTTATGAAACTAATTTCAGAAGAAGTCACAAACGCCGAATATCTTGTAGAAGAAAATAACGGCAAGAAAGAATACAAAATCAAAGGCGTATTCTTACAATCAAATATCAAAAATAGAAATGGAAGAGTCTATCCTAGAGAAATCATGGTTAGAGAAGTGAATAGATATACAAAAGAATTTATCAATAAAAATAGAGCTTTTGGAGAGTTAGGACACCCTGACGGACCAACAGTTAACCTTGAAAGAGTATGTCATATGGTAAAATCATTGACAGCTGATGGGGATAATTTTATTGGTGAAGCTAAGATTATGGACACACCTTACGGTAAGATTGTAAAAGGTCTTATTGATGAGGGAGCTCAACTTGGAGTTTCAAGTAGAGGTATGGGTTCCATAGTCAGTAGGAATGGTATTAACTTTGTAAAAGATGACTTTTATCTAGCCACAGCGGCAGATATTGTTGCTGATCCATCGGCTCCTGACGCCTTCGTAGAGGGTATTATGGAGAGTAGAGAGTGGGTTTGGGACAATGGTGTTCTAAAACAAGTTGATTTAGAAGAATGGAAAAGACAAATCCAAGAGGCAAAACGAAGTGTTTTAGAGGAAAAAAAACTAAACGTCTTCAAATCATTTCTTACAAAACTTTAATATTATAAATATCTGATACAAAGGAAATTTATAAACGTTTATAAATCAAAAAAGGAGATTTCTAATGGCCGAACAAAAAAATATTGAGGCGATTGAAGCAGAAGTTATCGGAGAAGCATCAGCTAATCCTATGGCTGACGCTCCTAAAAAGAATGCTGCTGCAGCAGAACCAATGAAGTCTATTGGTAGTGCTGAGGACTTAGGTTCTGCGGTTGTAAAACCAACAGATAGCAATCCAGACGCATCAAAAAAAATCAGTCCGGTTTCTGGTGATCCTCAACAAAAAGCTCAAGGTTCTGCTGACGCAATGCCTAAGTTGAAAGAGGAAGAAGAAGCCGATAAGGCAGATGAGAAGAAATCTGAAGTTAAAGAAGGTGAGATGCCAAAAGCAGCTCTAGACGCTCTTAAAAAATCGCAAGATAAAAAAGAGATGTCACATGAAGACGAAAAGAAAAAAGATATGAAAGAAGAGTCTGATGAAGACACTATTGACGTATCTGCAGACGTTGAAGCTTTAACTAAAGACGAAGACTTATCTGAAGACTTCAAAGCGAAAGCTGCAACTATATTCGAAGCTGCTGTTAACTCAAAAGTTAAAGAAGCTAAGATGAAGTTAAAAGCTGGTTATGAAGAAAAATTGAAAGAAGAACTTGATACTACAAAAGCGGAATTGGTAGAAAAAGTTGACTCGTATCTAAACTACGTTGTAGAAGAATGGATGCAAGAAAACAAAATAGCAATCGAGCGTGGTATTAAAGGCGAAATTGCTGAGGACTTCATAAGTGGTCTTAAAAAACTATTTGAAGATCATTACATTGACGTTCCAGATGAAAAATATAATGTGCTAGAAGATCAAGCTTCTAAAATCGAAGACCTTGAGAAAAAACTTAACGAACAAATCGAAAAGAATGTTGAACAGAACAAAGTAGTAGGCGAATTAAAAAGACAAGACATCATTGATGAGGCGTCTTCTGATTTAGCTGACACTGCTAAAGAGAAGTTTAACAAACTTGCTGAAGAAGTTGAGTTTTCAAACGAGGAAGACTTCAAAAATAAAGTATCTACTATTAAAGAAAGTTACTTTGGAAAAAAAGAAGCAAAATCTGATGATATAGATGATGTAGTGGCGAGCAATGGTTCAACTGATCCAGTTGATCTAACGAATAGCATGGCTGCTTATACTGCCGCTATAAGTAAAACAAAAGACATTAAAATTGTCAAATAACAATATAGGGAGAGAACGATAATGTATTTATCTGAAACTTACGAAAAAAAATGGCAGCCAGTCCTAGAGCATCCTGATTTACCAAAAATCGGTGATTCTTACAGACGTGCCGTTACAGCTACTATCTTGGAAAACCAAGAAAGAGCACAAAAAGAAGACGCAGCTTTCTTAAACGAAGCAGCGCCTGCTAACTCAACAGGTTCATCTGTTGCTAACTGGGATCCAATTTTAATCTCATTAGTTAGAAGAGCAATGCCAAACCTTATCGCTTACGATATCGCTGGCGTACAACCAATGACTGGTCCAACTGGTCTTATTTTTGCTATGAGAAGCAGATACACTTCACAAACTGGCGCAGAAGCTATGTTTGACGAAGCTGATACTGAGTTTTCAAGCAGAAACGCTACTGGTGACTCAACTGTTGGTCAAACTCCAGATGCTGCTCAAGCTGGTACAAACCCAAGTGTTCTAAATGACTCACCTGCTGGTGCATACAACAAGTTTGAAGGTATGTCAACTGGTACTGCTGAAGCTCTAGGAGATGCATCTGGTAATGCATTTGCTGAAATGGCTTTCTCAATTGAGAAATCTACAGTAACTGCTAGATCAAGAGCTCTTAAAGCTGAATACACTATGGAACTTGCTCAAGACTTAAAAGCAATCCACGGTTTAGATGCTGAGACAGAACTTGCAAACATTCTATCTGCTGAGATCCTTGCGGAAATCAACAGAGAAGTTGTAAGAACTATCTACATCAACGCTGAAAAAGGTGCATCTGCTAACTCGGGTACAGTAAACACAACTACTGAGGGTGTATTTGATTTAGATACAGACTCAAACGGAAGATGGTCAGTTGAGAGATTCAAAGGTCTTATGTTCCAAGTTGAAAGAGAAGCAAACGCAATCGCAGTAAGAACAAGAAGAGGAAAAGGAAATATCCTTATTACTTCTTCTGATGTAGCTTCTGCATTACAAATGGCTGGTGTATTAGATTACAACCCAGCTCTTAACAACAATCTAACTGTTGACGATACTGGTAATACTTTTGCTGGTGTATTAAATGGTAGATTTAAAGTGTACATTGATCCATACAGTGCGAACAATTCTGCAGCGCAGTATTTCGTAGTAGGATACAAAGGAACTTCACCTTACGATGCAGGTATGTTCTATTGTCCATATGTGCCACTTCAAATGGTAAGAGCCGTTGGTCAGGATACGTTCCAACCAAAAATAGGATTTAAAACACGATATGGTCTTGTTGCTAATCCTTTCGCACAAACTGGTGCTGTATCAGGTGCTGCTTCTGCAGTAAATGATGCTGGTTCTGCGAACTCTAACAGATACTACAGAAGAGTCAAAGTTGCAAATATAATGTAATTTTTACTTTTTAGTAAATTTAAGAGAGGCGCTTCGGCGCCTCTTTTTTTGCCTTTTTTAAGCGTTATAAATACTAACATGAAGAAAATTCTAGTTCAATATCTTTACATATTTGTAATCGTACTAATAATGTTAGTGACATTTACTATTGCAAATGCGTGTGAAGAAGAAGTAAAACAACAAGACATACCTGTATGCGAAGAATTACAAGTATCTA